AAAGAAAAAATGGATCCTTGGTTAGCTCCTATCTACGCTAACTTATATATGTTATATGAGAAAGAAAAAGTAGATAAAATGATAGCTGATGGGATTATAGAAATTGTTCCATTTGCATTTATGAGAGGTAGAACATTTCCTAATGCGTTTGTAATAGTAGATGAATGTCAAAATATTACTCATAGTCAAACAGAAATGATTTTAGGTCGTTTAGGTAAAGGTGGAACAATGGTATTTTGTGGAGATATAACTCAAACAGACTTAAAAACTAAAAAAGATAGTGGTATTGGATTTTTTACTCGTTTAGAAGAAAATATTAAAGGAGTAAAAGTATTTACTTTAAAAACTAACCACAGACATGAAATAGTAGAACCAATTCTTAAATTATACTCAGACTATAGGGATTAAATATTTATAATTAAAACACAGACATGAATATTCCTATTTGGCCTGGCTCTAGTTCATTTGCCGCTTATTCTGCTTCATATGCTGCTAATACAGCATCAGGAGTACCTCCTACTCCATTTGGATTTTATGATAATGATCCTACTTTTAAATCAGAAGCAGATAAAGTTGCTAATTTTTGTGCTAGAAGATTAGGTTACCCTATTACTGATATTGAATTACAAGATATAAACTTTTGGGCAGCATTTGAAGAAGCAATTACTACTTATGGTAATGAATTATATGCTTTTCAAATTAGAGATAATATTCTTACCTTAGAAGGTACTCCTACAGATGTAAGTATAAACAATGCTATTATAACACCTAGCTTTGCTAACATTGTAAGATTAGCTCAACAGTATGGAGAAGAAGCAGGTGTAGGTGGAAATGTAACTTGGTATAGTGGCTCTATAGCTTTAACACCAGGTCAACAAACATATGATATGAAAGAATGGGCTATTAGCCAAAGCATATCAGGTGGAATAGAAATTAAAAGAGTATTTTATCAAGAAATACCAGCTATTAATCAAATGTATGCTCCATTTGGAGGATTTGCTGGTTTAGGAGGTGTACCTGCTGCTGGTTTATATGGAGGAATGTATGGTGGAGGATATGGAGGTGGTTATTTAATGATGCCTGTAGCATATGATGCTGGTGTAATTCAAGGTATAGAATTAAGTAATACAATTCGTTTATCACACTATACTTTTGAAATAATAAACAACAATCTAACAATATACCCTATACCATCAGATAATGATTCTAGAGGAGGATATTTGTGGTTTGAATATATTAAAGTAGAAGAAAGATTAGATAACAGTATAAATCAAGTAGGTAGTGGAAGTGTAACAAATGTTTCAAATGCCCCATATACTAATCCATCTTATGCATTAGTAAATTCAGTAGGTCGTCAATGGATTTATGAATATACTTTAGCATTAGCTAAAGAAATGTTAGGATATAACAGAGGTAAATATAGTACTGTTCCTATCCCTGATAGAGAAGTTACTTTAAACCAAGCTGATTTATTAGCTGCAGCTACAGCAGAGAAAAATGCTTTAAAAGAAAGATTAAGAATTTATTTTGATGAAACATCTAAAAAAGCATTACTAGAGAGAAGAAAAGATGAAAGTGATTTCATCAGACAAGAAATAAATAATGTACCAATGGTAATATTTGTAGGATAATGGCTTTATTTGGACGCGCAAGAGACATATCAATGTTTAGACATGTTAACAGAGAATTGTTAGGTGATATTATTACCCAACAATGTGCTCTATACAAATATGTTTTAGACAAAACTAAAGTTAACATGTATGGTGAGGCATCAGGAGGTAAATTTTTTGATGGACCTATTTTATTAAATGCCTTGATTACTGTTGAAAATAAAACAGATGGTACAAGTGAATTAGGGGTTGACTTTAGCTGGAGTATTAAAATAGCATTTTTAAGAGATGATTTAGTAGATGCTAATGTTGTCCCAGTTATTGGAGATGTAGTATTGTATCAAGAAAGTTACTTTGAAATAGATGTAGCAACTGACACTCAATACTTTGTAGGTAAAGATCCTGATTATCCTTATGAACCAAATCCTTTAAATCCAGGATTAGGACAATTTGGTTACAATGTAAGTTTTGTATGTAACGCTCATTATGTTCCTGCTGACAAGCTAGGGCTATCTTTACAAAGATTATAATATTTATAATAAAATGACTTATATTTATTATTTGCATAAAGGAGATGATATTCCATTTTATATTGGAAAAACTAAAAATAATTTAAACAAGAGATTAAATTCTCATAAATATTCTCAAAAATGTGATGTTTTTATAGTTTCCATGGATGAAGTTCCTGATCAAGAATGGAAATTTTGGGAAAGATATTATATTTCATTATTTCGTTCTTGGGGATTTAAACTCGAAAATAAAAATAAAGGTGGAAATGGACCTTCAGGTGGATATGTTTTATCTGGAGAAACTAAACAAAAAATTAGTAAAGCTAATTCTAAACCTAAACCTAAAGAATTTGGTGAAAAATTATCTCTACAAAGAAAGGGGAATTGGAGTATACCTCAACATCAAATTGAAGCTGGGGTAAAAGCCAGAAATAAACCTACTATTCAATATGATCTAAAAGGTAATTTCATTAAAGAACATGAATCAGCTAAACATGCTGCTATTTATGTTGGAGTACATGATGTTAATATGAGACTACATTTAGGAGGAAAATATAAGACATGTAAAGGATTTATTTTTAAATACAAAGATTATAATGGCTAAAAAAGGTAGAAAACCAATACCAAAAACTCAAAGAGAGATAAGTGAATCCTTACAGGAACCATTTGTTCCACCTGTAGGGTCACCTGGTTTTTCTCCTACAGGTAATCCTAATGACAGTGGACGTCCTAATAGAGCAGAACAGACATCTTTTAGAGATGATACTGTTAAACCTTTATCTATTGGTATTCAAGATATAGATGAGTCTGTAATGTATTACTTTCAAAATGTAATTAAGCCGTTTGTAATACAAAACGGAGAAAGATTATCAGTACCTGTTATATATGGTTCACCAGAGAAATGGAAATCATATCAAAAAGATGGATATTATAGAGATTTGAATGGTAAGATAATGGCTCCTCTTATCATGTTTAAGAAAAACAGTATTGAAAAAGTTAGAAATCTAACTAATAAGCTGGATGGTAACGCCGCTAGTAATATAGAGGTATACGGTAAAAGATATAGTAAACAAAATACTTACAGTAAGTTTAATATATTAAATAATATTAAACGAGAACAAACTTACTATGCCACTGTAGTACCTGATTATGTTAACATAACTTATGATTGTGTAATATTCACTTATTATAACGATCAGTTAAATAAAATAATGGAGGCATTAGAATTTGCCTCTGACTCGTATTGGGGTGATCCAGAACGTTTTAAATTTAGAGCAACTATAAGTACTCTTACACCTACAACTGAATTATCAGATAATACAGAAAGAATAGTAAAATGTGCTTTAACAATTACTTTATATGGATATATCATTCCTGATATACCACAAAAGGATTTATTGAATATTAAAAAATTCTCTAATAAAAATAAATTAACATTTACTTTAGAGACAGTATCAGGTGATCAAGAATTATTTAATGTGACAACACAACAAGCTTCTACTCAAGGAGGAGGATTATCACAAATAATAGATTCACCAAATATAGTGAATAATATAACCCAAGGAGGAGTGGATACAAATACATTAATATATCTAAACACAAGTAAAGCATTACAAGCAACAACAGTCACTGCTCCTGATAAGGCGGTGTTTAGTGGATCTTTCCTAACAGCACCTGCTGGATTACCTGCTACAAGTGCTACTTCTTTTAGTTATTATATTAATGGTCAACTTGTAGAACCTAACGCTGTAATTAGTTTTATAGATTTAGGAAATGGAACTTGTGCTTTAGAAATTAACACTACAGAATTAGGCTTTACTTTACAATCAACAGACGAAGTAGTAGCAATAGGTAAATTTACATAACAATGAGTATAATTAGAAGAGAACAGTTAACAACACCTTTATCAGCTTCATATGCAGAAACTGCTTCTATAGCAGTATCTTCTTCATATGCTTTAACAGCATCATTTGCTGAGAATGCTGGAGGTATTGATACTGGTAGCTTGGTTACTACTTCTAGTTTTAACGCGTATACAGCGAGTATAAACAATTTTACCTCTAGTATTAACGCGTTCACCGCTTCTTATAATACAGGTAGTTTTACTGGCAGTTTTACTGGTAATTTAATAGGAACAAGCAGCTGGGCTGTAAGCGCCTCTCAAGCAGTATCTGCCTCTAGAGCAACAACAGCATCATTTGCTTTAAATGCTAATGTATTTCCTTTTACTGGAAGTGCAATAATATCAGGAAGTTTAACAGTTACAGGTTCTACTAATTTATCTGGGGCTGCTAATACTACAGTATTTTCAAGTAACGCTGATACTTTAACTATAACAGGTAGTTTAATAATTACCGGTTCAGCTATAATAACAGGTAGTTTAAATGCTTCTAGTATAACATCTTCTCTATTTGGAACATCTTCTTGGGCAGTAAGTGCTTCTCAAGCAGTATCAGCCTCTTATGTATTAAATGCAGTTAGTGCCTCATTTACATCAACAGCATCTTTTGCTTTACAAACTGTAAGTGCTTCATTTGCTGTGACGGCTAGTTATATTGATGGAGGATTTTACTAATGCCTATAACATTAACAAATCAAAATAATGGAGGTGGTATTAATATACAAAGTATTTCTTCAGGAAGAATACAAATGATAGTTCCTCCTTCAGCAATACCAGATGCTGGAGTTTATTCTAATTTTGAACAATATGTTATTAATGGGGTAAGACAAGCAACTACTACTCAATTAATAAGAACAAATATTTCAGCTATCCGAAGAATGATAGTGACAGAAACAATATTAGTTACAGGATTTAGATTTATGAGAATACCACCTAGTAACTGGACTACTATTTCTAGTTATGCAGTTACAGGAACTTTATCTATAGTACCAGGAACTGGGGCTACAATTGATGGAGGTACTTCTAGTAAAAGTTTTAATACTAAATCAGTAGTAGCCATACCTTCTGTTGTAGCTGAAAGAGCAAATAATACATCACAATATGATACTTATGATGTAAGACCTGTTAATAATACAACAACCACTTTAACAGCTGGGGAGTATAATATTACATTATTTGGTACATCTGCTAATATGGATATGGCAATTTTAACAAATAGTGTATTTCCTATAGACACAACTAAAAAAATATATCCTTCACCTACTGCTGCAACAACTCATTTTGCAATGCAAGTTTTCTAATATTTATAATAGATGTCAGGTAAAATATTACATAAAAGAAGTTTAACACCAGATTCAATACCCACTACTTCTTCTCTTGATATTGGAGAATTAGCTATCAATGTAAATGATGGTAAGATATATCTAAGAAGATCTGGTAGTAGTAATGATGATGTTGTTCCTGTAGTGGTAGCAAATACTGTTACTAATGGGGATATTACTTTATTTGGTAATCAAACTATAACAGGTAGTTTATTTATAACTGGTTCTCAATTTGAGATGTTTAATAATATTATTATTAACTCTACTACGAGACGTTTAAACAGCGGGTCTACACTATCAGTGGATTGGGGTACTAGAATTTTACATACAAACGGAAATGCTATTTCTGTTGATTGGCAAAATAGACAGTTACGTAGTTCAATTGGAATATCAGCTGATTGGAATAATTATTATTTAGCAGATACAGCTACTAGTACTAGTGTTGATTGGAATAACAGAATATTATATACACCAAATAACATTATTGCTTTAACTTGGGGTGACGATACTACTAACTTTGCTAACACTTATTTATATAGACTACATAATGCTAGTTCACAAAACGCATTTTCACAGACATATCAATATTCTGGTGAAGTAATTAACGCGGCGGTATCTTCAAGTGCTTCACAATATAAACTAGTATACTTAGCAGGGGATATATGGTTACCTGTAAATCAAAATACAGACACAAGTACTAGAATGCTAGGTATAGCTTTAGCAGTTTTTGAAGACCCTAAAAAAGGAGCAGTATTATTAGAAGGAGATATATCATACGATGGTACAGATGGTCCTACTATTCACCCGACAATAACAACAACCGATCTAGGTAAACCAGTATATATACGAGATAATGCTAATGATGGTTATATGTCAATTACACCACCTACTTCAGGATATGTTCGTATTGTAGGACATGTATATTATGAAAAAGATGGCAACTACATTTTTAAATTCAAACCATCAAATGATTGGTATAAATTAAGTTAATAAAATATGGCAAATATATCAGAAATAAATGGATATGGAATTTATGCTCAAACAGCAAGTTTAGCTAATACTGCTTCATATATAGATCCTACTTTTATATCTGCTTCAGCGGCGGCAAGTGGGTTTGGTTCTGGAGGTAGTATTGATACAGGTTCATTTTTAGTTACAGCTTCTTTATCATCAAGTATATTAGTTTTTGAGAAAGGAGATGTAACTACATTTAATGTACCTTTTAATGATTTTGATTTTTCATTAAATTTCATATCAGCTGTAAGTTATAGTATTATTTTACCATACAGTTATTCAATTGATACAATTGATAACCCAGGAGCTTTAAATGTGATACTTAGTTCTTCTGGTGTACCCTACATAACAGGAAGTATTATTAATCCTTTTGCTACTACTGTAGTAGAAGTAAATACATTTGGTTTTATAAATTTAAATTGTACTAAATTAGAGTAATATGTCACAAAGTTATTATGTTAATGTTGAAAGTGAAGGAGGAGGTGGTATCATACCAAGTGGTATAAAATACCAAAGACTTAGACCAAGTTGGTATGGAAGTATACGAACTGGTGATGTGGGATGGTATAACCAAAATGGTTTCTATGATTATTTATTAGACCCTGCAAATCCATTATATACTCAAGACCTTGATTTCGCAACATATGGGTATGGTACAACAAGTGGTCACTACTTCTTGAAGTATGACAACGCATTCGGTAATAAGTTAAGATTCACCAATAGTATTGGGGGTGGTGCGACAGATAACTGTGGACGATTCACAGCTGCAAGTTTCACAGGTGCGCTTGATGGTTATGTCATTGATCATCTCACTGGTATTGGTTACGATGTTCGTTCAACAATATATAGTGGTACTTGGGATACTTGTATTGATGCAATAGTAGCATCTACAGAACATGGGTATACAGATTGGATGCCATTATCTAATCAGCATCTTATAGGTGTTCTAAATATGCGTTATAATGCTACATCTAATACTATTGGTGAATCAAATATTTTTAGTTACACTGCTTGGACACTTGCTTGGGCTAGTGGTGAATACGTTAAAAACTTAACTACTAACTCTTGGAGATTTCGTGTTACATCAGCTGCTTTTGAATCTGTAGCAAGAACAACTGTTTTATCAATGTTTGCTTGTCGAAATCATTATTAATAAATAAAATTAAAAATATGAATATAGAAGTATTATTTCAAAAATTAGGTCTTGTAGCTGTTGGTACCAATGAATCATCACAAATAGTTAATTTACAAGACCCAAAGGGAAAACCATTACAATTAAATTTTGATTTGACAAACGGTAAATGTTATATGACTGTTGAGTCTTGGGATGACAGGAACTCTATTATCCGTACATTTGAATTGGATTTACCGTTAGATGCTTGGTTAATGCTGCTTGGAACAACTTTTAATCAGCATATCAGACCAATATCAAAAGCTACTTATAGTGAATTTGATGGATTAACAGAACTAGGCGTTAAGCTAAATGGAGAAATAATAATTCCTCCAACATCATAATAAAATAATAAATAAAAAATGGAAACAAAAGTTTTAACACAAGAAGAAATTACCAGTTTAAAAGAAATTCAATCTAAAAGAATTCAATTAACTGAAAAATTTGGGTTTTTGGAAATGCAATACGAAACTCAAAAACAATCATTAATAAATGAGTTGTCTAATTTACTAAAACAAGAAGAACAAATTGGTTCTCAATTACAGCAAAAGTATGGAGATGGTTCTATTGACTTAGAGAAAGGAGAATTCACGAGTAATTGATTTTGAGTATCTTTAAGATATTTATAAACAAACAAAAATCAATTTAAAACATGGCAGAAACTTTAATATCACCTGGTGTATTAGCAAGAGAGAACGATTCATCTTTTGTTAGTCAACAACCTGTAACTGTAGGTGCAGCTATCATAGGTCCAACAGTAAAGGGACCAGTTGAGTTACCTACTGTAGTTACTTCTTATTCTGAATATGTAAATACCTTTGGAGATGTTCTTACAAGCGGTAGTAACACATATTCTTATTTTACATCAATTGCAGCTTATAATTACTTTTTAAATGGTGGAGAAACACTATTAGTATCTAGAGTAGTATCAGGAACATATTCTGAAGCTACAAGTTCAGCTATTAATGCTAGTGGTTCAATTACAGCATTTGTATTAGAAACAATTTCTGAAGGTGTTATTATGAATAGCACAGGACCAGAAGATTCTAGTGGAGCTTTAGCTAGTGGTTCAAAAGATAATATTCGTTGGCAAATTGTTAACCCAAATACATCATCAGGTACTTTTAATTTATTAATTAGAAGAGGTGATGATAATACAAACTCTCCAGTAGTATTAGAAACATGGACTAACTTATCATTAGATCCTTTAGCACCTAATTTTGTTAGTAAAGTAATAGGTGATTATAAGTACAATTATAATTCAACTAATATTCAAATTGAAGTATCAGGTTCATATCCAAATGCTTCAAAATATGTTAGAGTAAAATCAGTAAACTTATTAACACCAAATTATTTTGATAATAACGGTATAGCTAAACCACAATACACTTCTTCTATTCCATTAGCAGCAAGTGGTACATTTGGAGCAGCTACAGGTGATGTAAAAGCTGGAGCTAATTTTTATGAAGCAATTAACAGCTCAAATACTCAAGGTTTAGTAGGAGCTAATTATGAAAATATGATTAATCTATTATCAAATCAAGATGATTATAGATTCAATGCTTTATTTACTCCTGGTTTATATAACTCAGATTATACATCTCAAGTTTCTTCTATTATAGCGAATACTCAAAATAGAGGAGATAATATTTTTGTATTAGACTTAGTACCATATGGTAGTTCAGTTACTACAGCAATTGGTCAAGCTGCTACAAGAGATACTTCATATGCTGCTGCTTATTGGCCTTGGTGTCAAATTCAAGACCCAGCAACAGGTAAGAATGTTTGGGTACCAGCTTCAACAATGATAGCAGGTGTTTATGCTTATAATGATAGAGTAGCTGAACCATGGTTTGCACCAGCAGGTATAAACAGAGGTGGTTTATCAACTGTAATTAGAGCAGAACAAAAATTATCTCAAACTAACAGAGATACTTTATATCAAGGAAAAGTTAATCCAATTGCAACATTCCCAGGTACTGGAACTGTAGTATATGGTCAAAAGACATTACAAACTAGATCAAGTGCTTTAGATAGAGTAAATGTTAGAAGATTATTAATTCAACTTAAGTCTCAAATTTCTCAAATTGCAAATAACTTAGTGTTTGAACAAAATACAATTGCTACAAGAAATCAATTCTTAAGCCAAGTAAACCCATACTTAGAATCAGTACAACAAAGACAAGGTTTGTATGCTTTCAAAGTAGTAATGGATGATACTAATAATACTCCTGATGTAATAGACAGAAATCAATTAATTGGTCAGATTTACTTACAACCAACTAAGACAGCTGAATTTATTTACTTAGATTTCAACATTACACCAACTGGAGCTACTTTCCCAGTATAAGGTTTAAAAATACAATATTTATAAACAAATAGAAAGACATGGCAATATTAGACGCAAACGAAATATTTTTCACAGCCTTTGAACCAAAACAGGCTAACCGATTTATCCTTTACATAGACGGTATTCCTAGTTATTTAATCAAAGGAGTAAACGCAGTTACAGTTTCTCAAGGTGAAGTAGTATTAAACCACATTAATGTTTACCGTAAAGTAAAAGGAAAAACAACTTGGGGTGATATTCAAATGACATTATTTGACCCAGTAACTCCTTCAGGTGCTCAAGCGGTAATGGAATGGGTACGTTTACACCACGAATCAGTAACAGGTAGAGATGGTTACTCTGATTTTTATAAAAAGGATTTAGTAATTGACGTTTTAGGTCCTGTAGGTGATATAGTAGGTGAATGGATTATTAAAGGAGCATTTATCAAAGAAGCCAATTTCGGTGATTATAGCTGGGATACAGAAAACACAGCAGTTAACATCACAATGACAGTTGGTATGGATTATTGCGTCTTGAATTTCTGAGTTTGGTTAAAAAAACAATCATCTAATTATACTTTTAAACCTCCTCGTATATTTATAATAAATGAGGAGGTTTTTTATGCTTAAGAAAGATAGGTTAATTCAAGAAAAATATAATAATATCCACCCAACATGTAAATGTGGTTGTGGAAAAAAAACAGTTTATGATCCTAGTAAAAAAGATTTTTCTGAGTATAAAAGAGGTCATCAAACCCGAGTTATAAAAGATTATTTTGGTGATCCTAAAAATCCAAAACGTGTTGAAAAAATAATATCTACACGTAAACAAAAATTTGATTCTGGGGAGTATAATCATATTAAAAAACAAATATCTAAACCTAGATCAGAAGAAGTAAAAAATAAAATCTCTAAATCAGGTATTGGTGTATCTAGGCCTAAAAAAGAAGGGTTTGGAGTAGGGAGAAACCATTCTCAGTCTACAAAAGATAAGATGAGTAAATCTGCTATTAAACGTGTTATTAAAAATGGAAAAGTAAAAAGATCAGGATTAGAATATAAATTTGAAGGAATATTGCAAATACTTGAAATAGAATATATTCATTCATATTATATTGAAAATATAGGAAAAATATATGACTTTTATCTTCCTAAATTTAATATTTTAATTGAAGTAGATGGTGATTTTTGGCATTGTAATCCTAACAAATACAACACACCAATTTGTAAAACTCAAGAACTTAATTTAGAAAATGATAAATTTAAAAATCAATGGGCTCAAGATAATAATTATAGAATACTTAGGTTTTGGGAAGATGATATAAATAATAACATTCAGTATATAAAACAAACTCTATTAGAAAACTGTAAATAATTGACGGACTTCTTTTTTCTCACATATTTATAAACAAAAGTTATTATAAATGGAAAATAAATTAAGTATCCCAACAGAAGTTGTAGAACTACCTTCAAAAGGTTTAGTCTATCCAGAATCAAATCCTCTATCTTCAGGAAAAGTAGAAATGAAATATATGACTGCTAAAGAAGAAGATATATTAACCAACCAAAACTATATCAGTAAAGGTACCGTTTTAGATGAGTTAATCAAATCACTTATAGTAAGCGATGTAAAATATGAAGACCTAATTGTAGGCGATAAAAACGCCCTATTAGTAGCAGCTCGTATTTTAGGATATGGTAAAGAATATAAGTTTGAATGGGGTGGAGAGGAATATAATATTGATTTAACAACAATAGAAGACAAACCTCTTGATATGTCTAAATTTAAAAAAGGCATAAACGAATTTGATTTTACTCTTCCTTCTACAGGTGTACCTATTACTTTTAAACTACTAACAGGTGCTGATGAAAAGAAAATCAATGCTGAATTAGAAGGTTTAAAGAAAATAAATAAGAATATTTCTCCAGAATTATCAACTCGTTTAAAATATATGATCACCTCTGTAGGTGGCAATAGAGAAACTAAAGACATTCGTCAATTTGTTGATAACCAATTATTAGCTAGAGACTCTCGTGCATTACGTGAGTACATAAAGGAGGTTCAGCCGGACGTTGATTTGACCTTTTTTCCCAGCGGGAGTGACTCAAAAGTTTCAATTCCAGTTGGACTTAGCTTTTTTTGGCCTGACATCTGAGATAGCTCCTCAATATAGAGCTAATTTATTTACTCAAATTCATGAAATTGTTTTTCATGGTCAAGGTGGCTATGATTGGGAAACTGTCTACAATATGCCTATTTGGCTTAGAAAGTTTACTTTTGCTAAACTAAGAGAATACTATGATAAACAAAATCAACAAAATAATGAAGATTTAGGTTCTCAAACTTCTAAAATTAAAGAAGGTAAAATTGAATTACCAGGACATTTTAAAGGACAATCTGGTAAGCGAACACCTAAGTATTAATTTTTCATTGTTTCTATATTTATAGTATATAAGTAGAATATGGCTCAACAATTGACTCCACAAGAATTACAAGAATTAGTTAAATTATATAAAACATTAGATGGTTTAACAGACGCTGCTGCCCAAAATGCTGCTCAACAAGCCCAAGCTATAGGTAATGCGGCTAATGAATTAACTCGTTTACGTAGAGAATATGCA